AAGCCAGGCCCTGGACTATGGCCTGATCGACGAGATCGTGGGTCTGCCAGGCGTGGAGGAAGATCCGGCGGCCTTTGTCGCGGCGGCCGGCGGCCGTATCCGGTTGACGGCGGCCATGCGGCAGCGATACCAGGAGCACATGGAAGAGGCCCGGCAGAAGGCCCAGGCCAAGGAGAAGGCAAAATGCGCCGTGGCGAAGCTGCGGGCGCTTGCACATTATTGATGGAAGGAGCTAAGAAAAATGGATTTTATGGAGAAGATCACGGACCTCCGGGCTCAGAAAAGCCAGCTGCTGGAAAAGGCCCAGACCTTTGCCGATGAAGGCAACTTTGACGAGGTGAACAAGATCACCGAGCAGATGGAGGGCATCAACAACCAGATCAAGAGCCTGGAGAACCTGGCCATGCAGAGCCAGGAGAACGCAGCCCCCGTCTATGACGGCATCCTGCACAACGGCGGTAAGGAGCCCAAGGACGGCAAAAGAGGAGAGGACAAGCCCTTTGCTTCTATCGGCGAGCAGCTGACCGCCATCTACAATTTCCGAAAGAACCACGTGGAGGACAAGCGGCTCCAGCAGGTGAACAACGCGCTCCTGGGCTCCAATGAGGGCATCGGTGCAGACGGCGGCTTTGCCATCCAGACCGATTTTGCCGGCGCGATCCTGGAGAGCGCGGTGCAGATGAGTCCCCTGCTCAACCGTCTGGACCGGTACACCTGCTCCAGCGCGGCCAACTCCATGCGGTGGATCAGCGCAGATGAGACCGACGTGAGCAAATCGGTGTTCGGCGGCGTGCAGATGTATTGGGCCGCTGAAGCTGCCACTGTACTGGCCAGTAAGCCCCGATTCAAAGAGATGAAGATGGACCTGGAGAAGATGATGGGCTTCCTCTACTGCACCGACGAAATGCTGCAGGACGCGGCCTTCATGACCGGCTTTGCCTCCACCGGATTTGCCCTGGCGGCTGACCGGCTGCTGACGGAAGCCGTGATTGCCGGCGACGGCGCGGGTAAGCCCCTGGGCCTCATCAACTCCAAGGCCCTGGTCACCGTTGACAAGGAGCAGTCCCAGACAAACGGTACATTCGTGGGCAACAACGCGGTGAAGATGCAGGCCAGCGCTATGCCCCGGAACCGTGAACGGCTGGTATGGCTGATGCACCCCGACGTGGAGGAGCAGCTGCCTCTGCTGGCTATCAAGAGCGGTGATGAGTCCAAGTTCCTGTGGAACCCCGAGGGCGGTCTGGGGGCCTTTGACACCCAGCGGGTGCTGAACAAGCCGGTGCTGTTTGAGGACAGCTGTTCCGCGCTGGGCACCAAGGGCGACGTCATGCTGGTGGATCCCTTCCAGTACATTCTGCTGACCAAGGGCGCGGCCAAGCAGGAATGGTCCATCCATGTGGAGTTCCTGACCGACCAGAACTGCTTCCGCATGGTGTATCGCTGCAATGGCGCACCCAAGGTAAACAAGTCTCTGAAGATCAAAAACAGCACCAAGCCCCGCAGCCCCTTTGTGGCGCTGGCGGACCGGAAGTAAGGAGGACTGCATATGAAACGGATCAACGAAGCCCTGGCTTTTCAGCCTGTTCTGGCGCCCCAGTCGGTAAGCGCCTCCACCGATAAGACTACCGCCTATGTGGATGCCTCCGGTGCGGAAGAAGTGGTATTCCTGATTTCTGCCGCAGCGCTTGGCGCAAACAAAAGCCTGACCGTCACCCTGCTTGCCTCTGATGACAGCAGTGGAAGCGAGGCCAAGGAGGTAGGGAGCGCCAAGTTTACCGATTCTGTGGGTACCGAGCCCCAGGTGGCGGTGGTGACCTACCGGCCCAGTGCTCTCCATGGCCGCTATGTGGCGGTAAAATTCCAGCACGATGGGGCTGCGGCGGTTATCTGCGGAGTGCTGGCCGCCTCCGACGGTCTGTACCTGCCTGCCGCCAATGGCTGGACCTTGGTGGTTTAACCGTGGCCCTGACGGAGGAACGGCGGGCCGGGCTGCTGGCCTATTGCCGCATTGAGGAGCCCACCGCCGAAGAATTGCTTACCCTGGAGATCCTGTATGATGCCGCTGTGGGCTACCTGGAGGGGGCTGGGATCTCCCAGCCCCCGGAGGGCACGCCCCGGCGGGCCCAGTATGACCTGGCGGTCAACTTCATGGTGCTGCGGGACTTTGACTTGCGGGATGCCACCACTACCGGCACTATCGTGGCTGACAATCCCGCCTTCCGGCGGCTCATTACCCAGCTCAAGCTGACCGAGCCGAGAGAGGGGGCCTGACCCATGTCCTACATCGGAGCGGGCAAGCTGGACCAGCCCCTGGAGGTGCTGGAGCTGCGGGAGACCTCTGCCGGGCTGTGGGAGTGGGTGGCTATCCGCCGGGCCTGGGGTCAGGTGGAGCAGACCACCAAGACCAACCTGTTTTCCAAGGTGGGCGTGGGGGCCGGGGATGCCGCCGTTGTGCTGCGCACCCAGCCCCTCACCCTCCACAATGCCCTGCGCTGGCGGGGACAGCACCTGTTTCTCACCTCTATCACCCGCCGGGACCGCAACCACCTGGATGTGGCGGCGGCTCTGGTGATACCGGACACGGTGAGACTGCGGGCGGACGAGACTATCGAGGGCAAGACTTTTCCTGGAGTCCTCACGGAAAAGTATGTCCGGCACGAGCAGGAGTGGCCTATGTCGGTCAATGAGCTGGGCCTGGTACTGGTGACCCCTAAGGCCATCGCTCTGCGGCCCGGCTGCCTGGTGGAAGTCAGGGACGCGGCCTGGGAGGTGCTGGTACCTCACGAGCTGGATCAGTACAAGAATGAGTATGAGATCGGGAGGAGGGTAGACCTATGAGCCTGAAAGCGACCCTGGACCGAAAAGCGATTGAGAAGTTCAACTCCTACTGGGAAGATCTGATGGAGGAGTTTCCCGAGGCCCGGGCCAGCGCGGTGAAGGCCATGGGTCAGGCGGTCAAGCGGGATCTGGATGCCCAGATTGGCAGAGCTGACCTGGAGGCAGACGCGAAGGGAACGGTCCAGTCTTGGCAGGAGTTGCGCCTGGGCAGTCTCGGCGGCTACGCCGCCCTGTCGGCGCAAAAAGGGAAGCCATCGGGTGGAATGGGCAAAAGTTGGCGCGGTCAGGCCGTTACCATCAAGCAGGTAACCAAGTGGTTGGAGCGGGGCCACGGTGTGCGAAAGCCTGCGCCGGGCAGCAGCCGGAAGTGGAACCGTGCGGGCCGTTCCGGACTCAACACGGTCACAGGATTGCGGTATGTGAAGGGCCGGATGTTCTACTCCTGGACCAAAATGAAAGCTATGGAACACGCTCTGGATGCCGCCAATGAGGCGCTTGAGATTTTTGCTGAGGAGAAGGGGGTATAGCGCATGACATCCCAGACGTTGATAGACGCTGTAAAGGCCAGGATCCAGGAAAACTGGAAAGGAGAACAGGTATACACCAACTACTTACCCAAGGACTTTAAGAGGCCGTCCTTTGCCCTGGAATTACAAAAGGACGAGTGGACAGACGCCAACATCGTCCTGGTCAAACGCACGGTAACCCTGCTGCTGACCGGCTTTGTAGAAAAAGACGCCTACGGAGACAGTGCCAGGGAGATCCTCAATCAGCGGATGGAGACTGCCTGTGGGCTTTTCTCTCAAGGGTGGCTGCCGGCGGATGACCGGGCTGTGTCGGTGCGTACGGTCCGGGGAACGGGGGCGCCCGACTTTTTCGAGGTGACGCTGATCTTCACCTGGATGGACGGGCGGCCCAATGTCACAGCTGACCAGACACCTCTGATGGAGCACTATGAACTTGAAATAGCAACAAAGGAGTGACACATATGGCTACGACCAACACACTGCCCACCCTGAAAATCGCCTTTGAAAAGGCGGCGGTTGCAGTGGCCAACAGGGCAAAAAAAGGCTATGTGGCCCTGATTGTTCGGGATTCCACTGCTCAGGGAGTTCACGCCCTGAGCAGTGATGCACTGATCCCCTCCGACCTGGGGGAGGACAACAAGAATTATGTAAAGCTGTGCTTTGAGGGCAGCGACCGGGGCGGCCCAAGCCTGGTGTATCTGGTGGTCATCGCCCCCGGCACCGAGGACACTACCGCCCTGGAATCCGGGCTCAAGAGCATTGAGGCCTTTTCTATCGATTATCTGGCCGGCCCGCCCGACGTGACCGACGATGAGATGACGGTGCTGGTAGAGTGGGTAGAGACCCAGCGGGCTCTCTATCGGACTGTAAAGCTGGTGAAACCCTGGAAGACCTCCGGCAGCGACAGCATGGGCGTCATCGAACTGGATGAGAGCGGCATGACCGACCAGAGCGGCGCGGTGACTGCAGCGGAATACTGTGGCCGGATCGCCGGCATCCTGGCCGGCATCCCCGTGGGGATGAGCGCCACCTACGCCGCATTACCCGAGTTAACCGCCGTTACTGCCCGCACCACAGAGGAGCAGACGGCGGCCATCCAGGCTGGCAAACTGATTCTCATCCACGATGGCCTTCAGGCTAAGATCGCCCGGGCGGTCAACTCTCTGACTACCATTCCTCCGAATGGGAAGGAGGACTGGACTAAGATCAAGATCGTGGAAGGGATGGATCTCATCACCTACTACCTGCGAACTACGATCGAGAGTCACTATATGGGCCGGTATCCCA